GCCCAGGATGACCTCGCTTTCGAGCCCCGCGCCGACCGTGATCCAGTCGGCCATGCTGGTCGGGGCCGTGATGCCCGGGACCACGACGCTCGACAGCGGGTTGAACGGAACCCCGTTGGCCGCGCAGACGGCCGCGGCCGCGGCGGCGACCTGCCCGACCGTGTAGGCCGGGGCGGAATCACGGTTGTAGACGCCCATGAGGTACTGGGTGTCCATTTCGAACAACACCGCGGGGTTCGTCGTCGCCTCGGTGGCCCCGACGCCGACGCAGCCGAACTGCTGGTTGGCGTTGCGCTGAGGGCCCGACATGGTCGAGACCATGGTGAGCAGGATCGTGCGGTCCGTCGCGTCGCTGTGGAGGTCGTACGGCGTCACGACGAAGTTCGACGGGTACTTCTGAATCGCCGTCTGGGCCGCGACCGCGATCGAGACGTCGGTGCTGGCCAGCGGGCAGACCGCGAGGCTCGGGAACGTGCCGCCAGCGGCCACGGCCGTCACGGCCGCGATGACCATCAGGGCCGCCTCGCTGCCGGTGCCGAACTTCGCATTGGCTTCCGTGGTCGCCAGCCCGACGTCGCCGGTGTTGACCACCTGCACGATCGTGTTGACCCCAGTCGCGCCCGAGGCCGCGTGGCCGATCAGCACCACGACGCTCGACAGCGCCGGGAGGCCCGTCTGGGCCGCGAACGTCAGGTCCATCGGGTTAGCCGGCGTCTTCTGGAAGCCAATGTCGGTGAGTGCCATGCCCTGTATCTCCCTTAACGATGTGACCTAGTAATTATTATAGTCAGCCCAGGCTGTTAGAAAATCCACGCCCGGTTGCCCGTCGGCCCCGACCGATCCGTCGGGTGTCTCCCAGTCTGTGCAGCGTTGATGCCTGTATTGCCACACATTGTATGCGAAGCCATTGATGTAGTCGAGCAGTCCCCCGCGGCCGCACCACTGGTCGATCGTCGGGATGCGGCTTCCGCGCGTCGCGGCGCAGTAGGCGGCCTTGCCCTCGGGGCTGATCTTGCTCCCCAGCTCCTCGACCGTCTGGAGTGCCATGAGGCCGAGGTTGAGCCGGAAGCACGCGCCGTGGGCCGCCATGTCGGCCGCGGCCCATCCCGCGACGGCGGCCTCGAGTTCTGCTTGGTCTTTAGCCGATGGCTCCTCGCCTACGCCAAGGTTAGAAGCGAGCTTCCTAGGGATGTAGCTGAAGCCCCCGGCCAGCGTCGCGCTGCTGCCGACGTTTAGGACCCCTTCGTTCCGCATGACGTACGCGAGGTGTTTTTTGATCAGCTCGCCCCACTGCCATCCTTCGCCGCAGAGGGTGGCCCGCTTCGTAGCCCCGCGGTAAAAGCCAAGAGCACCGTCCAGGGAGATGCTGCTGGGCAGGGACGGGTGTCGATAAAGGCCGCCATCCATCGTATCGACCATCTGAGCCATCGCGAGGCTAGTTGAATCACCGTGAGTACAATCCATCGCGTAGGTGGCAAGGCCAGTGAACAGCAGAGAGTCACCCTGGTTGACCGGCGGGCAGTCGGCGCCGTCGCACGAGATCACCCAACCAGCCGGCGATGTGAACGTGAGGGCGCGGTCCTCCATACCGACGAAGAACGAGGCGTCATTGCTGCTGCGTGGCATCACGGCCGTCGCCGACGTCTTGACACGGGCGCAGCCGCCCATGAAGGCGATCCAGAGGCCGGCGGCGAAGGCGAGCAGCATCCCGAGAATGGGGCGCAAAAGACACCTCACTTCATCATATAGGTGATACTGATCTCATCGGTTCCCCAGCCAACCTGTCCGCTAGCGTTGAAGCTGTTCTCTCCAGCGGTAAACACGCCAATATTCCCGCCGCTGGTGACGAGTATAATTCCAAAAGCAGTTGTCGATCCGGCGTTCTGAACGTCAACAATAGCTGTCTGCGATGCCAGACCTGGAGGTGTTAGCCCTGAAGGAAGACATGAAATACCGGTGAAATGTGTCGCGCTGCTAGATGAGCAGTTAGCCGCTGGTATTGATAGAGAAACGGTCTTTCCGGTTCGAACGTATGTTACGGTCAGCGCCCCGGTGCTACACGGTCCCGTTAGCGTACAGGAGAATGTCCCCGAATCTTCGTAGCTCACAGAACCAGCCGCCGTTGTCGAAGCAGCGGGAAGCGCGGCAGCCGGCACGCTTCCCCATACGGGGGGACTAGAGCTGCCAGCGCCCACGATTACCTGGCTAGTCGATCCCGCGGCCATCCCCACTAATGATGTGCCGCTAAGTCCCACATAGAGCGGCCCATAGCTCGCCGCATAAGTGGAAGCATTCGTGCCGCCGTCGGCGGTCGGCAATAGACCCGTGACCGCTGCCGCCGAGGCAAGGTTGACCGCCCCGAAGCTCGGCGTCTGCGTGACATAGTTCCATATCAAGACGCCGCCGCCTGTCGCGATCGTCGATGGGGCGCCGCCAGCACCACCGCCGACGACTGGCGCCCCTTTGGCGAGCACCGCCGACGAGGTTGCCGAGGTCGCGTTGTTGAAGTACGGGATGCCGCCCGAGGTCCCCGACACTGTCTCGGTGAAGGTGCCTGACGTCGTGATCGGGCCGCCAGAGAACGCCGTAACGCCTCCAGTCGAGGCCGTGACATTAATACTCGTCACGGTCCCGGTGCCGCCAACCGGGAGCCACTGCATGCCGCCGACGGCTGCGGAGCTGGCGCTAAGCACGTACCCGTTGGCCCCCACGCCGGTCGATAACCTCGTCGTGTTGGTCCCGTCGAAAACCTCTAGGTCGCCCTTGGTCGTCAGACCCGAGAGGTTGTTGATCGAAGCCTGATAGCTCGTCCCGCCGCCGCCGCCGTTCGCCGACGCGACGACCCCAGACAAGGACGCCGTCGATACCGTGGAGATCGTCGCCTGGACACCCGACGTACTCGCGTATGGCACCGTCATGGTGTACTGGATCGCCCCGACGCCGTTGCCGAGTACGAATCCATTCTGCGTAATCGAGGTGACGCCCGTCCCACCCTCGGGAACCGTGACGACGCTGGCTAGCGACGCGGGCGCGATGGTGCCGCTGGTCAAGATGGAGGTCGAGAGGTTCGGGATATTGCCAGTCGCCAGGACACCGGAGACAGACGCGGCGGCGTAGACACCGGAGAGCGAGGCCGTCGGGATCGGGTACGTGGGCGCCGCCGGGGTCACCCATGAGAGGTTCCCGGAGCCGTCGTTCTTCGGATACGTCCCCACGGCCCCTTGGCTGCCCGGCAGCACGAGCACATAGGTGCTGGAGGGCGAGGCCGCCGAGACGTTGACGTGGCCCCCCAGGACGTTGAGCTGTAGCACGTCGGCCGGGACCGTCTTGAGCGATGCCCCATAGGCAACGTAGGAGATGAGGAGCACCAGCGCGAGGAAGTACTTCATGACGGCGGTACTCCAAACCAGACGTTAGAATCCCACACGAACGCGGCCGCGGCCTGGCCGGGTCCCCCGAGCATAATCGGGCCGTCGAGGCTAAGGCCGTTGCCGTCCTGCAACGTCACGGTGTTGAACGCGTCCGTGCAGCGCAGCGTCAGCTCCTGCCCCACCGTGGTCCCGGGCGCGATCTGGAGCGCTGCCGAGACCACCACGGGACCGCCGGAACCTCGGATGAACTGAAGCTCCCGTTGGGCCCCTAGGATCGAGATCCCGGCGGCGGCCACTATGGCGTTCGGCGACGCCGCGGTGCCGTTGGCCAGGTAGCCGCCGCCGAATCGGTTGTAGAGCAGCGACGACCACGCCGAGGAGCCGTTGCCTACCTTGGCCATCCCGGTGTCTAGCTCGTAGCCGAACTCCCCGGCGGACAGAACCGGGTTGGCCGTCACCCAGTTGGCCGCGGTATCGCGCCGGAGTTGGATCTTGTATAGCGTCATGGCGTCTCCGGCTCCTTATAGAGTTTCGAGACAGTGGTAGTTGTAGACATAGGTATGGCCAGAAACGTCCGAGTTGGTGAAGTTAACGGCCGCCTGCGACGTCGTGGTGGTCATGTAGACACCCGAGAGGACTAGTTGCGTCGCGGCCCCGGAGCCAGCGGGCCACCAGACGCAGACCGGGGCCGTGATGTAGGCGTTGTGGAACGTGACCGTGCATTCCGCGCCAGCGCCGGGCGATACCGCGGTGGTCGTTAGCGTCAGGGTGCCGGCGATGTCGGTCGCGTGCGTCATGGCGCAACTGGCGCCGGTCCCCGCGTTGACGCTAGGCGCAGCCGTCGGCGCCGTGCCGGTCGAGCGAATGTGCCCACCGGCCGAAACCCGGAGGCCGAGGGCCGTCGTCGCGTCAAGCGTGTTGATGTCCACGACGGCCGCGGGGGCCGCCTGATTCAGCCCCAACTCCCCCGCTTGGCTGATGACCATGACGCTGGCGCCGAGTGTTTCGTTTATGAACTCGAAGTTGCCGCCGTGGTCTGAACGGAAATCCCATTTATGCCCAGTGTTGGCAGTGTTGTAGAGCTGAATTCCAGCATCGTCATCGTTGGCGCCCGTGACGACGACGCCGAGCTGATTGTTGCCGGTATTGGGCTGAATCTGGAGGGCGCCCATGTTCGCTATGCCGGCAATCGTGACCGTCGCGCTCGCGGGAGACGCGGGGGCGTTGAAGCCCACCGCGGCCCCTGAGGCAAAGGCAAAGGCGTCCTCGACGACGGCCGAGCCGCTGCTGACCATGATGCGGCCATTGTTCAGCGCCGTGGCGCTGTTGGTCCCGCCGGCTGCCACCGGCACCGCCGTGACGGTCGAGGGAGCCGAGCCGGCGCCGCCGCCGACCACGACCTTATTGGCCGCCAGGACGCCCGAACTGGCCGCCTTGGTGGCGCTGGAGAAGTAGGGGATGCCTCCCGAGGCGGGCGAAGCGATGATGGGCAACTCCGACCAGGTGGCCGTGGATGCCCCATCGCCGGTATAGAACCAGCAGGTATTCTGGTAATTGGTGCCGCCCCCGTAAGCGTCTGAGCAGATGGTGGAGCCCTGTAGGTCGAGCAGGCCGCTGACGTTAGCCACGCGGGTCCAGGCGCCGAAGTCGTTCTCCAGGTAGATGCCATCCTGGGTGGCGGTGGATTGGCCCATCACGCCCACCACGTCGCTGGTACCGACGGTGACTCCATCACATGTCTGGCTACCGTTGAGCGTGATGTTGGTGAAGCAGAAGTTGTCCACGTACCGCTTGGCAGCCAACTGCTGAAGTGTCGTATTGAGGGTGTTGGTCGTGACTCCTGCCGCCGACCAGGTCATTGCCCCACTGGCGCCCGACGTCAGCAGTTGTCCGTTGGTGCCCTGAGTATTGGGCAGCGTCAGCGCGACCGTGCTGCTGCCGTCCGACAAGAGCGAAATGGTGTTTCCGTTGTTCGCCACGTTAAGCGACAGACCCGTGACCCCGGCCGATCCATCTCGCTCTACCAGAGTCGATGCCACGGCGCTCGAAGTAGCCGCCTGCACGCTAACCGCTGCGGCCGAAACCTGGGTGGCCGTCTGGCCGCCGACCAAGGCCACGACCGTGACGCCCGCGGACGTGGCCGTGACGTCGCCCGTGAGGCCCGTGAGGCCCGAGGTGCTCGTCAGGATGGTGCCGCTGCTAGGGAACGTCGCGGTGCTGTTTTTCCCCGTACCTCCGTACGCAGCCGCGATGGGCGTCGAGATGGCGATGACGGCCGATGATGTCGTGGGCTGCGTCACGACCATCGGAGACGTGCCCGTCACGGTCGTGATGCCGTTGCCGCTACCGCCGGACGCAGCAGGATAGCGGCCATAGGTGCCCGTCGTCTGGGCATCGGCGGCGAAGGAAAGCAGGAATGCAAAAAGGATCAGTAGATGATTCATTGGTGGAACGCCTTTCCGAGCACGTAGACGCTGAAGACGCCCGCACCCGTCGTAGTCTCGACGTACCGGACCCTGAGGAAGCCCGCGCCCTGCTGGTTAAGATCCTGGAGGAACACCGAGGCGCCAGGTCCCGATGCCGTCGGGGCCGGGGACAGCGTCAGGGTCGTCCAGGTCCCGGGGTTCGCCGCCGGGGCGCCGGGATTGCCCGAGGCCGGCACGTAGTCGTTGCATTCGTCCACGTAGAAGGCCCCGAGGGCCGCGGGGGTCGAGGTCCCGACGTTGAACTGGAGGCTCACGTTGTCGGTGTTGAGAATCGTCACGGCGGCGCTGGTCGCCGAGGCCGTGAGGCTGTTGCCGTTGAAGATCGGCGTCGGAGCCACCGAGGGGCTCGCGACGACCGGAGAGGCGAGCGTGATTAGAGATGCGAAAAATACGACTAAGGTCTTCATGCCCGATCCTCCTAAGTTGTAGCGGTATCCTGTTCCATCGTCAGTTCCGTCGTGCCGTCGTCGCGTAGCGCCGCGATCGTGGTGGCGATGAGGGTGAGGTTCGCCAGGGTCCTGGTGAACGGATCATCCTTGGTACGGCCGTCGGTCTCGAGGTAGTTGTCCCACTCGTTTAGGTTCATCCGGAAGTTGACCTGGCACTGCGTGAGCGGCACCAGGGTCTCGGCCCACTCGAACGCGAGCGATTTGTCGACGTCGAAGGTCTTGCCCAGCTCGTTGAGGCCCGGCGTGATGGCGCAGAGCGCGCCGAAGAACGAGGGGCGCCGGAACTGCTGCATCAGGGCCGCGCTGACGGTATCGGGGATCTGCTGCGTCTGCTTCCGCCGCACGCTCGCGGGCCAGATGATGTCGATCACGACGCTGCCGACCTCGTACCAGGTCTCGTTGAGCTTCCGGGTGCCGTTGTTGTAGATCCGGAGCGCCGGGAAGGCCCTGACGGGGTAGTCCATGCGCTTGTAGGGGTCGATGAACTCGCCGAACACCGCCTTCCACGCCGGGTCCTGGCCCAGCATGGTCGCGATGGAGCTGCACAGGAACTCGGCCGGGCCCGTGGCGAACAGGTTGGTCTGCTGCGGCTCGACCCGCGAGGTCGCGTCGGGCTTCTCGAACTGAAGATGTTCGACCCGTTCAACCATTCAGGATCTCCGCCACCTTGGAGACCAGGGAGCCGTCCAGCTCCGCCTGGTCGGCCTCGTTCCAGTCGGTGAAGTTCCGCGGCGGGATCTTGACCGACTTGACAAAGATGAACTTGACCGGGCCCGCGCCGTCCTTGGCGCGCTTCATCAGCCGCTCCCAGGTCGCGACCGCCTTGGCCTGCGTCTCGGGATTGCGCGCCAGCATGGCCCGCTGGTGCGCCGCCGCGATCCTGGGCGCCAGCGCCTTGGCCTGGATGTCCTTCGCGCCAGGGCCGGCATTCTTGCCCTCCGGGATCGGGATCCTGAGCGCCTTGGCCTTGGTAGGGCGCAGGACCCCGCCGGGCATCTTGGCCGTGCCGTCGTTCATCATCCGGGCGTAGAGCAGCGAGGTCCCGACCGAGATGACGTCGCCGGCAAACTTGACAATCCCGTCGGGCCCGGGTTGGCCGTTGGCATTGTAGGGCGCGATGGACTTCCGGAGCGACCCACGCTTCGACAGGATCTGGCCGTTCCGAAGACTCAGCGGCGCCCACTTGGCGTGGCCGTTCCGCGACCCCTCCTGGTCGAACAGGAGCCCGCGGTTCGTCTGGATCACGGCGGCCTGGAACAGGTTCAGCTCCGCCTCGTGCGCGCGCAGCTTCGCGGACCACTCGGGGAAACGGAACGAGATGTCAATCGTCATCCATGCACCCGCGCGCGTGATCCCAACCAGCCGGAAACCCAGTCCAAAAATTCTCCGATGGTGAATTCATCTGGGTTGCTGGGTAACCCCCTTGAGGGGAGCCACTGGCCACGATGACCTGGCCCATGAATCCGTCGTCGGCCTGGTTGTTCATGTAGTTGAGCTTGAGCCCCGGGAGCGGCGGATACATCCATCCCGAGGAGTCGACGCCCCGGTCCTGCTTCTTGGCCAGCAGCTGCTTCACGAGCTCGTCGTACCGCTTGGCCAACGACTTGGTGTACTTGTCCCCCTCCATCGCGGTCCCGCTGCCGAAGTCGGTTTCGAGGATCCGCATGCAGGCCTGTAGCTCCGCCATCGTCTTCAGGAGCTGGATGGTCGGCCGGATCGGCAACTGGGCGAACGGCGCGCCCGCGTCGGTCTGGAACGGGGCCGTGTAGCGCGGCGAGAGGTGCAGCTCCACCTGGCCCTCGGCCTCGTCGATGAGGTTCAGCGCCAGCCGCTTGGGGAAGTAGTTCTCGTCGTCGTGGTCGACGTCGTCCTGATCGCTGAACCTCACCTTCCCGCGAAGGCGGTCCCGGATGGCACTGAAGGTGGTGTAGAGGGGCATCAGCGCACCCGATCGAGGATGTTGGGCAGCATGATGCCGCCCGCCGGGACCGTCGTGCTCTCCAGGTTGATGAACAGTAGCCGCGCCCTGCCGAGCCGCACGTGGGGCGACATCCGGTGGATATCGCGGCTCGTGTACTCCACCAGCTGGTTCGGCGCCGCCGTGATGGTCTGGAACGGCATCGAGGCCAGGCGGCCCATGTAGGCCCCGTGGTCGTATGGCGGCCGCGCGTCGGGGAACTCCATCGGGGTCGCGACGAACTCGGTCTCCGTCACGTCGCCGAACGAGACGCTGAGGAGCCGGTAGTCGTCGAGGTCCGGCGGACAGCGCCGGACGCCGTCGATGCACTCCACGACCCCGGTATCGACGTGCCAGCCGTCGCCCAGGACCTTCAGGGGGCCATGGCGCCAGTCCTGCGGCCGTACCTGCAACACCGTCGGGGCGCCGCTCCACGGCATGGCGAGCAGTCGGGCCCGGAGCGCGGCCGTGCACTGAGGATGGGCCAGCGTGGCCTCGAGCGTCATGCAGAAGACCTCGGGGCACGACAGGATCTCCTCCTGGCTCATCGGCTCCAGGATCTCTAAGAACTTGTGCCCGGTGTTGAACAGCATCGAGGCCTCTAAAGAAAATGGGAGGGCATCCTGTTCGGCCCTCCCGTGCTGCCATGGGGCCGCGCGACCTAGCCGACCCGAACCGCGCGGCTCGTGGTGGTCAGGGGCTCGATCGACATCCGCTCGCCGCCGAATCCGTAGCCGTTGGGGAACCGCTGGTCGCACAGCTCCTTGGCCTTCGCCTCATCGACCTCGTGGACCTCGCCGGGCTGGCCCACGATGTCCTGCTTGACCATGCAGGGCTGGACCAACTTGATCTTGACCAACTTGGCCTTCTTGCCTTCGGGTGCGACTAGTGTCGTGGGCGCGGGGGAATCTGACATTACCGATCTCCTGTGTGAAGCCGGGCCGGGAAGAGACGCGGCACCATCCCTGGCGCCGCGCCGTCCCCGTACCCCTGCGATTAACTGAGTGAAAGCACCGAGGCCGTCAGGACGTCGAAGCCGCGATCCAGCTTCGGGCCGCCGTAGACGCCGCTGATGAGGTCGACATACGGGTTCCCAGGACCGCCCTTGGTCCCCGGGGCCGTGTTGTCCTCGACCAGGAGGAACTTGCCATAGCCCGGGTTGTCGATCGACCCGGTCGCGAGGTTGACCGACTGGACCCACTCGCCGATCTTGTCGTTGCCCGGCAGCGAGCACTCGAAGAAGATCATGCCGTCCGGGATCATGTAGATCGCATCGCTGACGGTCAACTGGCCCGCGACCGAGACGCCGCCCGTGACGGTCGTGACGCCCGCGGCGCTCGACTCCGTCTGGTACCAGCCCTTGTACTCCTCGACCGGCGGCAGGCCCGGGATGAGGAACTGCAGCACCTTGTTGAGGTCGTAGCTGCCGAGGCTCGGGTTCGCGCCGTAGCTGGTCAGGTACGCCCGGGTGTTGACGTTGTCGAGAATCCACCGGATCGTGTTCGGATTCATGACCAACTTGGTCACGACGTACTTGCGGAAGGCCGCGAGTCCGCCGAGGAGCCAATAGCGCAGGTCCACGATGGGGTTCGCCGCCGCGTTGGCGTTGACCCCGTCGGTCGACCACACGGCCACGACGGGGAACGCCCGGTTCTTCGACGGGATGCCGAAGCTGATGGTCTTGCCCAGCCAGGTGAAGCCACCGTTGAAGATGGTGTTCCAGCGCTGCAGCTCGATCCGGGCTTCGAGCCGGCGGTTCAGCCGGTCGATGTCGAGGTCCATGTACTGCTGGACCCCCCGGACGTTGCGGCCGTTCTGCCCGAGTTCGCGCAGATAAAGGATGCGCGTCTCATCGTAATGAATCGCCTCCTTGTAGAAGCAGGGCTGGTATTCCTGCACCCGGGTGCCGAAGCTCTGGATGTACTTCGGGTTCGTGCCAGGCAAATGCTCGCCCGTCAGGCCGCCCGAGGCCTCGATGACTTCGGTCCGGATCTTGGCCACCGGCAGCGCGACCGAAGGCAGATACCGCGACCCGATGTAGGTCTTCGGGTCGTTCACGACCTCGCGGATCAGCTTTTGGATGACTTCCGTGTACTCGTTGGTAATGAAGAGATTCATGGACGCTAGCTCCCGTGACGTTCTGCCTGGTTTAGTACTTGACGACCGTTACGCCCGTCGCGTCCGTGATCTCCGTCATGCCGAGCTGGGTCGCGACGGTGCCGGTGTAGCCACCCGCGACCAGCACGGTCTTGAACAGCGTGCAGCCTCCTCCGAAGATCGCGGCGGCGAAGCAGGTGCCCGTGGTGCTCGGGAAGTCGTCCGTGCCGTGCGGGTCGAACAAAACGCACGCGGCCGTGTTGGTCCCGCTGGAGCCGCCGCTGTTGTACTTCTGGTACAGCGTCGACGTCGTGTTGAGCGCCAAGATCTGGCCCGTCAAGTATCCGCCGCTGTCGTAGGCCAACTGCACGGGCAGCATGACGGCGTTTTGGCGATTGGTAGCAAAGACCATCGGATAGTCTTTGCGGAAGATCTGATTGTTGAAGCTCGCTCCGTAAGCACCCATGATCTAAGCCTCCCTGGCTTGGTTAAAAGTCCGTCTACACGACTCCGGCGAGCGACCCCGCGAGCTTCGTCACTTCGATGAAACTTGCTTCCATCTTGGTCATGTGGTCCGTCAGGGCCGAGAGCTGCTTCTCGGTCTCTTCGCCGTTGGTCTCGTTGAACTCCGGGCCCGCGCCCGCGAGCGACATGCACTTGGTCATGAAGGCCTTGAGCCGCGTGCTGGCCTGCTGCCAGTCGCCCAGCGACATCATCTTGGTCAGCTCGTTGTACTCGTGCTCCAGGTAGGCCGAGTCCTCCTGGCCCTGCACCATGACGTCGGGCCGGTCGGCGCCGGTGGGGCGTGCGGCCTCGCCTTCAGTGCCGCCCAGCTCGTCACCATCCTTGGGCTCCGGCTTGTCGTTGGCGCCCGCGCCGCCGAAGGGCTTCTTCTTCTCCTCGCCCTCCTTGGGCTCCTGATTCACGGACGACATGTTCTTACGGCTCGCGGACTCCAGGGCCGTCATCCTGGCCTTCTTGGCCTGGCGATCGATCCTGGCCTTCTCGACCCCGACGGTGCTTCCGACCTGGCCCATCAGGACCTGGGGCTCCCGGGCCGCATAGGTCTTCATCACGAGGTCGATGGCCGCCTGGGGCTCGGCCGCGAGCTTCGAGATGTCGAGCTTCTTGATCTCGGCCGGCGTCACCTTGGCGGCCGCGCGGAGGCGGGACAACTGGGTCAGGATCGAGCCCTGACGAGCCGCCAGGCGGGCCCCGGCGATGAGGCCGGTGAAGCCTGCTGACAGCTGCGTCAGGTTCGCCCGTGCGGCGGTAAGTTTGGCGTCAGAAGCGGCCGTGGCGGCGTCGGCCGTCTCCTTGGCCAGCTTCGCCGTATGCTCCGTCTCCTCGGCGGTCAGAAGCGCGAGATCCTCGGCCGCGAGCTTGGCCAGGTGGGCATCGGCGTCGGTGTCCGACATCTTCTTGAAGCCTGTGAGGAACGCCTTGAGCCTTGTCAACATGTCCTTCTCCTTCGACAGTCGCGACAGCATCGAGGCGTCGGCGGCGGCCGGGAACGGGGTGATGGTGCACTCGACGATCTTGCCTAGCTCGAAGTCGGCGCCGAGGCTCAGGTGGGTCCATCGGCCGTCCTGCACGCGCTCGACGTTGTCCTTGCCGAGTATCCGGAGGCGACCGAAGACCGCCGGTACCTTCTGGCCATCGTCCAGCTCGTGATCGCCGATCTCTAGGTCGCCGACCAGGCGCCCCACGGTATCGCGAGCCGAGGCCGAATGGTCGAGCTGCACCGGCTGGCAGTGCTTGAGGTCGACCGCGCCGCTGACGAGGCGCTTGACGCGCCCCAGGGCCGAGTTGTGGGTCGCCACCAGGAGCACGAGGTGCTCGGGCTTGACCGTCACGGGGCCGTGGCCGCTCTCGAATTCGCCCGCATACACCAGCATGGCGCGGCGTTCAATGCATCCTTCGCCGTCGCCATTATGTTCGGCGTCAGAGAGCTGGATGGCACCCGCGGCATTAAGTTTTACAAGCATCCCACGATGGTACTTGCATTATCTCCGCTTTGTCCAGCCTTCGGGCAGGGGCTCGGGCGTGTTGTTGCGCCGCGCGCGGGTGGGATCTTGGATAAGCCGCAGGTGATTCGCGTTGTGCGGCGTCAACGGCAGCAGCTCGCTACGGCAGTTGAAATGTACTGGAGGAGTTTCAACATCGAGGATGGGATCGTCCTTCGCGTATACCAGACCCTGGCGGGTGCTGCACCATTTCGTCGTCGCGTGGTCCCGGATGGCGACGAACAGGTAGTGGGTCACGTCCGGTGATGCGTCGAAGATCTGACGCCTGGCCTTGTTGAAGTAGTGGGTCGTCTCGGTCTCGACGATCATCTTGGCGCGGGAGTACGTCACGTCCGCCCCGCGCTGGATCGCCGCCACGACCTCCCGCTGATTCGCGACCCCGCCGGTCAGGAAGGCCTCGGCCTTCTTGCGCCAGACCTCCTGGAGCTTGTCCACGTATGCCTTCCGGAGGTCGTCGGCGAGCTTCCGCTGCCTCGGTGGTATTTTATTCGTCTTACGGTAATGATCCCACCACTCCCGGAGCTTCTTCAGCGACCGGGGGACCTTGCCGGCCGGCGGCGCCGCGAGCTGCTCGTGCCGGACCTGGACATGCTCGGTTGACTCAATCCCGGCCCGCATGATGGCGTAGCTGTGCTCCATCAAGATTGGTCCGAAGTCAACGCCGTCGAGCTTGAGCCGGCCCGTCTGCTGGGCGTTGTCGAGAATCCGGATCGTCATGGTGGCGATCAGGGCCCGCATGTGTGAGACCCACTGCTTCTCAAGCTTCCCCTGCTGCTTACTGAGCAACAGGACGTGCGTGGCCTCGCGGGCCCCGAGGAGCCGGACGAGCGTCATGATGGGACTGGTGGGCGCGGGGATTAGCATGTAGGGTTATCCTTCGTAATACAATCCACCGCGAGCCTACCACCATGCATCTCGTGATCTGCTATAAGAACTTTTCGCAGGAATGCAACATCTCGCACATCGGCATGGGCGTGACCGCGGCCTACACGGCCAAAACGCTCACCGGCGCGGGTTACTTCTCCGAGGCGCGGCCCATCCACGGAGCCGACGATCTCTCGCTCTACCTCGTGGCGCAGGACAAGGGCCCGAGGCCCGTGACGCATGTCGTCATCTGCGCCCAGTGGATCGATACCAAGTCCCTAGCGCTGATGGTCCGGACGTTCCCCCATGTCAAGTTCGCCCTTAACTGCCATAGCAACGTCGGTTTCCTCCAGGCCGAGCCGCCGGCCATCACGCTGGTACGCCAGGCGATCGACCTAGAGACGACGCTGCCCAACTTCTTCGCTTCATCGAATAACGCCCGGCTGGTCCAGGCGCTGCACCAGGCGTACGGCCGCCCCATCACGTACCTGCCGAATCTTTATTACCTGCATGGGCAGGAGCCGGTATCGCGTCCTCTGTGGAACGGAGGAGTGCTCAAGATCGGGGCCTTCGGGGCCTTGAGGATCTATAAGAACTTCAGCACCGCCATCGTGGCCGCGATCGAGTTGACCAATCAGCTGAAATGCACGTCCGAGATCTGGATCAACAGCGGCCGCGACGACGGCGCCGGCAACGTGGTGCTGCGCACCGCCACGGCCTGGACCCAGGGGCTTCCCAACGTGACGCTGAAGCAGGCCCCGTGGGCCTCCTGGGCGGACTTTAAACGTACCGTGGGGACCATGAACCTCCTGATGCAGCCGAGCTACACCGAGACGTTCAACAACGTCACGGCCGACGGTATCGCCGAAGGGGTCCCGAGCGTCGTCGGGGACTCGATCGAATGGGTCCCGAGTTACTGGCAGGCCAACGTGGACGATAGCAACGACGTGGCCAGCGTCGGGAGACGACTGCTTAGTGATCCCCAGGCGGCGCGGGATGGGTATTCAGCGCTGCTCAACTACGTCACGCAAGGATTGGTGCAATGGAAGAAGTTCCTCGTATAA